TATGTTTGAAATGCCTTCAGACAATGACTTTGAAATGTTATACGGTAATTTGAAAGCACAAGAAACTATTTCATTCTGGAGCACATCATTTATCAGGGGTACAACACTTGATAATTGCATTGTGTTAGTAGATGAGATGCAAAACTTGAATTTTCATGAATTAGATAGTATAATAACAAGAGTAGGAGATAACTGTAAAATTATATTTTGTGGTGACTCTACTCAAACGGATCTTACAAAATCCAATGAGAAGAATGGCATCCTAGATTTTAAACGTATCATTGAGATCATGGAAGATGATTTCGGTACAGTTGAATTTGGTTTAGATGACATTGTTCGCTCTGGTCTCGTAAGAAACTACTTGGTTACTAAACTCGCTTTGTCTTTATAATGTTTACCCACTTGAATAAACTTGGTGATTTTGAGTTAGAAGCCAATACCATAGATGGAGTCAGATATTACACTCTTCCGAGTGGAAAGAAGGCTCCTTCTATTACTTCTATAACTAGTTTCTATAATCGTCAGACATTCAAAAATTGGCGAGAGAAAGTAGGTGAGGAAGAAGCCAATAAGATCACAAAGGTTGCCACCGACAGGGGAACTAAGTTTCATGATCTGGTTGAAAAGTATCTTTTAAATCAAGATGTCAATTCAATGAAGGATATTCTGCCTTCCACTAAAGCGAGGTGGATTGCAGCAAGAGACTCATTGAATAATATAGATAATATTCACGCATTGGAAAAACCCCTATATAGTGAGTACTTCGGTATTGCTGGACGAGTTGATTGTATTGCCGAATACAATGGAGAGTTAGCAGTAATAGATTTCAAAACATCTAAGAAGATTAAACCAGAGAAGTGGCTGGAAAACTACTTCGTACAAGAGACTGCCTACGCCTGCATGTATTATGAAATGACAGGTATTGCGGTGGAGAAGATTGTGACCTTAATGGTTGCTGATAATGGAGATGTGAAAGTTTATGAAAAAACCAACAAACGTGACTATATTAAACTTCTTACCAAGTATATTAAAGAATTCGTCACCCACAAGCTCGGGGAGTATGGAGAAAGAAGTTAACGACTTACTAAAAGAGAAATTTCTCGACCAGAACAAGTTCACTACTGATGTTGAACAACTGGTACTTAACACCGAGCTCAATTATATTGAAGCAATCATTAGTTATTGCGAAGAGAATAATATTGAGTTTGAGTCAGTTGGGAAATTAATCTCAAAACCTCTCAAGGATAAATTAAAGGCGGAAGCAACTGAACTGAATTACTTAAAACGTACTTCTAGATCTAAGTTACCGTTATGATATTCTGGATAGGATTTGCCATCATGTTTCTCAATGAGGGATTCGTGATGATGCGCCATGTCTCGCCTTGGGCTGCAAAACAAAGAGACAACCTTATAGAAAAATACGGTGATGGGTGGCAAACCTTTCATGGTATAGTAGACTACGTTTGGGTAATTGTTGTAGCCTTAGGGTTCGCATTTTCTCCCCACAGAGGTAGTCACTTATACGTTTTTCTAGCATTTTGGGGTAGTGCTTTTACCCTAATATACCTACCTATGTGGGTGTCCAAAACAAATAAATAGTATTAGTATCAGATTCGATTGATGGGTGAATTTTTTAAATCTGCTCCAGTAAGAGCTGCCATGGCAGAGATACAGGAGTTACAAGAAGATATCATGTCAGGACTGGCAATCAATGGTATGAGAACTCCTACCGTAGATGGTGGTCTTTTGCACATTCAAAAGATGAGAACACTACTCGAAAAGCAGAGGAACTTTATGTTCAGACTGCAACTAGAGAAGGAAGATCCTGATGCTATTGAGATGAAAGAGCAGATCCTAGAGTCTGCCAAGTTTTTGGGACTAAAAGAAGGTCAAAATATCTCAGAATTTTTTGACACTCTGACTCTAACCTTAGATAAGTTGGAAGAAAACATCCCAGATTGACTATTACATAATTATCTGGTATAATACAAACAATCCTACAATACAAAAATACGGAGAATACAAATGTCATTTGCTGCACTAAAGAAACAATCCCGCTCAGGTTCTTTGACCGAAAGGTTGATGAAGAAGGTTGAGAAACTTAATGAGAAGGGTAACAATACTGATGAACGTCTTTGGAAACCAGCTGTAGATAAAGCGGGTAATGGATACGCAGTTATCCGATTCCTCCCTGCACACGCTAATTGTGAACTGCCATGGACTCAAGTTTGGAGTCACGCTTTCCAAGGAACAGGCGGTTGGTATATTGAGAACAGTCTAACTACTATTGGTAAGGATGATCCTGTTGGAGAACTTAATCGTAGTCTCTGGAACAGTGGTCGTGAGTCTGATAAAGATATTGCTCGTAAGCAAAAGCGTAAGCTTTCTTACTATGCAAACGTCTATATCGTAAAAGATTCTAGTAATCCTGAGAACGAAGGACAAGTTAAACTCTATAAGTTTGGTAAGAAGATCTTTGATAAGATCACTGCTGCAATGCAACCTGAGTTCGATGATGAAGAGGCAATCAACCCATTCGATTTCTGGAAGGGTGCTAACTTCAAGTTGAAGATCAAACAGGTTGCTGGATTCTGGAACTATGATAGTTCAGAGTTTGGTAAGACAGAAGCACTTCTGGATGACGATGATGCACTAGAAGAGATCTACAACAAGATCTACGATCTTAGTGAGTTCACTGCTCCTGACCAGTTCAAGACATATGAACAACTCAAAGCACGTTTGGATACTGTTATCGGAAACAAGCAAGTTGTAACTCCTACACGCAAAGTACAAGATGAAGATCTTGAGGACTTGAGTGAAGGTAGAGGCAACACTGTTGAAGAAGAACTTTCTAACCTCCGTGCAAGTGCCACTGCTGCATCTGCTGACGTAGATGAAGAAGAGGACGACGCACTGAGTTATTTCCAGAAACTCGCTGAAGAGTAAACAATAAGAAAGGGGTCTTACGACCCCTTTTTTTTATCCCCCACCCATTCTTGGGTTATATGCTTTCTTCATAACTTTACTGACGTATTGAGAAGATTTCTTATATTTCATTGCTCTTTGCAAATCACTCACAACAGTGTTTAAATACAATGGTCGGATAACTCTGATTCTTCTTTTGGCATCATTTACTGACACTTCATGTTGATAGTTAGACACAGGTTGTACATTAGCGTGTCCAATTATTTGTCCATAATTATCCTTCGCAGTACCAGCCTCATCTATGGTTGCAAGTTCATTCAATATATGCCCTCCACTATATTCTATGACTCTTTGAGATTCTGAATTTAGTTGAGTATATTTCAGTTCAAAATTAGAATCCACTCTCAATCCTTCTGGAACAACAATTCTTCCAGCCCAATCTGTAGATAGTAGGGTCTCATAGTGATGCACCTCTGATAGTGCTTCTTCACTACCATATTTGTCTAATAAGTATTTTCTGAAATCATAGTCTGAAAGTGGCCATTGGTCTCTCACCTTTGTTATATTGTTTGCCATCAATACAACCCAATCGAATCTAGGATCTCCGTATAAACTGTATGCTAGTTGATCTGGTCTGAGATTGCCTTTGATATAGAAATCCTCGAAGGAAGTAACTACATTCTCGAAATCATCACGAATCTTTGCTCTTCTGAAGATATTCTTCACAGGAGAATACTCGTCATTAGAACTCCTTTCTGGAGATCTAGAGACATATAGTAAATCTGGTAAGTAAGAAAAATAACCTTGCATATTAGTATCCTATCTGTGAAGTGCTGGAATCAAACTGATTGACTGTTTGGACAGCTGTTAAATCACCAGTAACATTACCTTTAGTATCCAATCTATTATCCAGAGTATCGCCTGCACCCAGATAATCTGTGTTGTATATAGGTTCTAATTCATTGAATTTGAGTGTCATAGAGTATGCCGTAGGTTGACCTCGTTCATATGCCATCCATTGACCTTCTGGAGTATAATTTACTGATATGTCTGTTAAAGCACAAGCTTTAAATTGGTGCATACCCAAGATAGGTTTGTTACCATCAGTTTCGTATTTAAGTTTGAACACGTTTGGTGTTCCTAAGAAGTAAGAAGGTCCTCCAGCTTGACCTGTGCCTCCTAGTGTAGGATTGTCACCAGAGACTAATTTTGAAGTTTTTCTTGGAGCAGACCATTGCTTGAACGCACGAATAATCATTCTTATGTTGTGGGCTTCTTGATCATCTCTTGGAGTCAGTAACCATTGAAATTCAAAAGATCTCAAAGATACACCACCAAATAGAAGTTCTGTGTTGGAGTTTGCAATAACACCACCAGTTCTTGCCAATATCTGATCTGAACTGATATCAAATCCCCTATCTCCAGCTAATTGACTCATTTTGTTTGCAAAGAAATCAGCCCTACCAGACTGTTGGCTTGTTTGTTGGAAGATAGATTGCATGTTAGCAATACTTGCCTCAATATCACCAAGACCAACATCCGATAACAGAGATTTGAAAAGAGTATTTTTACCAGCTTTTCTAATAGCATCAAGAGCTTGATTGTTCATACTACTCTCTTCCCAGACTCTTTGGTTAGTGTCTTGAATATTATTGGGCATAGGTAATATGATAGGAGCACCTATTTTCATTCTGAATGGAGATCCCCTTTGAGCACCAACAGCAGCTCCACCAGCTCCATCTGCTGTTTTATCTGTTTTTGTAAACTCGGCAGAATATGGAGGTTCATATGTGTAACACTGAATTGTCATATGATCTTGTTGCATAGACAAGTCTTGTGGATACTTTACAGGAGCTTTGAAAGCTAGTTCATCATCTCTATCAAAGGAATATTTGATCTTTTCTGCTGAACCAGAGAGACCCTTCATATCACTATCAGTGCCATTAAGCTGTTGATTGAACTCAACTTTCGCTTGTTCTACTGCAAGTTTCTCTCTTAAGTCTTTGAGTTGCTTCGACCACTGCATACTCCGTCTCATATCAGACTTCCTATCTCCTGTTTTGATAGGACCCTCTTCTATAAGTCTGTCTATCTCATCTTGAATTTCATCTACTCTTGTCTTAACTTTTTCATCCGCCCACTCTGGAATTTTTTCGTTTGTAGTTATAGCATAATCTTTTGCTCCTTCCTGTAATTGATTAAACAGAGGACCTGATACAATTACTTCTCCTCCTGTAG